GCCGACCACCGCGCCGCGGTTCCAGACTTCCGTGATGACGGCGTCCAGCTCCGACTGCGTGACCTTGCCAGGGTCGATGCCGACACCTTTGTCGAGCGCAGCGAACTCTCGATTGACTGCGTTCGTGAACGCGGTGACGCGCCACGTCTCCCTCTCGTCGGCTCGACCGGTGGTGAACAGCGAGCTGCGTTGCCGTAGTAGGTCAATCACCGATGCGTTGAGTCCGATGTTGTGCCCGGCACCGGAGCCCTGCCCGGCCTTAGTCGCGGCCCCCCAGGCGCGCTCCCACTTCGTGCGCAGCTCCTTCATCATCCCGACGCTCATCTTGAGCTGGTGTTCGTCCTGAAGCGTATCGAACGAGTGGTGTTCCAGCAGCTCACCCTCGGTGATGGTGTTGAGCACGTTGTAGCCGGCCATGGTCGGCAGGAACTGTTTGCCCTGTTCCAGCCAGAGCTGCATGTCGACCTCGACGCCGGCGTCGCGCAACTTCTCCCACTGAGACTCGGACAGATCCTTGCCGCGGTTCGCCGGGGCCTGCGCCCAGGTCTGCATCTCGTCGAGGGCCGCGATGCCGCGCGCCGCGGTCAGCGTGCGACGCTGCTCGTCGCGGCGAATGACCTCTTGCAAGCCCGCCGTCATCGCCGGGAACGGCAGCCGTCCACCCTCGAACTCGGTGCGCAACCACTCTATTTGTTCGAGCGGTGAATCCTCGCCCGCTTCGGCGCGGTTCGCGGCGAAATAGCCTTGCTCGGCGTAGCGAGCGCGCCGCGTGCGGCCCCGCAGCTCCGACTCGACCTGCGGCAGCAGGTCATCACCGAAGACATCGAGGTGCGCCTGAGCCTCACCTGAGCGGTTGTTGTCGATCCACTCTGTGATGATGCTTTCGTGCAGCTCGGACACCTTGCTGTCGGCGAGCACCTGCGCGCTCTCAGACGGCAGACCCATCAGCTCGGTGATCGTCTGCGCTTCACCGCGCAGCGCGGTGACGTAGTCCTCGAACTCCAAGGGCTGCACCGGATCGCCGGGCCGCGATCCGAGCCCACGCTCGGCACCGGGCACTTGGGGTTCGGGTATCGTCTCAGGACCGAACACCGCGTCATGCGCGTCGCGCATCAACGTCGTCATACGGGCCTCACTCTGCCCGACCGCGAACGTCAGCTGCGCTTTGCTGTAGTGCCCGTCGACCTGACGCAGGAACGTCTGCCGACGCTGCTCGACGCGCTCCGCGAACATCTGCTGCTGCGCCGGGTTGTCGAGCATCCCGGCGATATCGTTGAGGTCCGCTTCAACGGCTTTGATGACGCCCTCGCGTGCGTCCAGCGCGGTCTGCCCGCGCAAGTTCGTGTAGCCCTTCTCAGGCGCGAACATTGCCTTGCGAATCGTGTCGGCTGCAAGCCCGTCGGCTTTCTTGACCTGCGCGGTGTTGACCTCACCCTGCAAGTAGAACGCGATGTTCTGATGAGCGGTGCCGAGCCCGATCAACGCTTGCCCGAACTGGGCTTGCTGCTGCCCGCTGACATCCCGCACCGGGGTTACCGTCGGTGCGGCGAACGTAGTCTGCGGTGTCGGGTTTAGCCCGACACCCAAACCGAATTGGTCGGGGACGCGAGGCATCAGTAGAACCTTCGACGATACTGCGCGTAGTTTGTCGCGATGTTGCCTGCGCTTGTAAGCAACGACGTGCCGGCCGCGAGGCCCGGACTGATGCTACGCGCCGACGCGCGAGTATTCGCCGCGGAGCCGCGCTGCACCGCGGCCTGCGTGCGAAAGCTCTGTGCGCGGACGAAGCCTGCTTCGGCCGCAGCGAGCGTGTTGCTGTTGATCGCCATGACGTCGAGTTCCTTGGCAAGATTCGCGCTCGCGATCTCCTCGGCCGCGCTACCTACGCCCGAGCGGACCCCACGCGAACCGATACGCGCTTTGCGCGCACCCAGTTCCTGCCCAGCCGCCAGCGTGCGGCGGATGATGTCATAGCGCCCAGACTCTAGCACGCTGTATGCCTGCTCCTCGGCCGCACGGGCGTCGATCTGTGACATCTCAGCCTGGAACTCCAACGCGCTGGCCTGACTCTCCAACTGGTTCTGCTGAGCGCGAAGTGAGTAGAACGTGCCGATCGCCGACATCGCCGCACCGACGATACTGACACCGGTGCCGAAGGAGGCGACTGCACTGTAGTCCGCGCCGGGCGTTAGCCTACCACTTCCGAACAGAGGGTTCTGCCCGGTCTCTGGGCGCAGCAACCACGCCCCGGTGCCAAAGCCCGATTGCAGCCCAAGATCGACGTTATTGCCCAAGAGATACCTCCGCGACCATTTCAACGACCGTGAGCGGGGCGAAGCCCTCGGCGCGGATGAACACTTGCCCATCTGGGCGCCACCTACCGCGGATCTTCAAAGGCACCGTGCCGGTCGATAGCACCTCGGCACCCGAGCGCGGGTTTGAAGGAACCAGCGAGTCCTCGTCTGGCCCTACCGAGAACGCGCCGGAATCGTTCACGCGGAGCGTGACCTCGTTGACGTTGATACGCTGCCCGCGACTGAACCCCGGCATGTCTAACGACATCGGGGCTGTTTGCAGATCCGAGTTGTAGGCGAGCCCTATGTTCACCACTGAAGCCGTCGCCGGCAACGTGAGCCGAGCGGACGGGTAGACGTCTACGGACGATGAGCCTGATTCGATGGCGAAGGCGTCCCCGCCCGCCGTGAGCGAGATCGCGAACGAGTTTTCCGGGTCAACAACCCCGGCGAGGCGGACATAGTAGATCTGACCTGAGATCAACCCGGACGCCCCCATGGTCCCTGTGAAAGTTACGGGCTCGTCCGCAACCAAACCGTGCGCGGTCAGGTCGATCTCATCGTTGGCGTGGTCCACCGTGACACTCACCGAGGGGTAGTTCACGATCGACACACCGGTCTGCACTACGCCATCGGCAACGACCGTGACCTCTTTGCCGAGCAGGTGCGTGAGGCCGGTGACGAAGTTGGTGTTCGTCGCTACCACCGACGCGTCGAGGTAGAGCGCGGCACCGAGCGTCGTGACAGCCTGCTCCGCCATGCGCTCGATGTATCGAAGACCTCCGCGGTTCGTGACCACGTAGACCCGGTCCTCGTCGCCCTCTGGGATCACGGCTACGCTCTCAAAGATGTCGTTGTCGCCGCCGGTGGTGTGCTGCGCCCACGCGCCGACCTGCTCCTCGGGGACGTAGGTCAAGCTGAGCAGCTTGCCTGACGAAGACACGAACCAGAGCACCGAATGCGGCGCCTTGGATTGCGCCGAGTCTACGAGATCGTAGTCGTCGAATAGGTGCGCTGCCCGCAGAGAGAGGTCACCAGTGACGAAGCTCTGGCGCTGTGCTTGATACCCCAACTCCCGCACATGCCCTCCACGAGCAGCGCCGAATACCGCGACATTGTTGACGATCTGAGGCGTCACCTTTGATGCCCCGATGTAGCTCTGCGGACGCACCGAGATCGATGTCGGTGTGATCGCGTCATCGTTCACCGGGGTGACCCGATACTCTGCGGACGACGTCAAGAGGAGGAGCTGATCCATCGGGACGATGTGCCGAATGATACTCGCCTGCCGTGACGAAATGGTAGCGGACACGCGGTCTTCGTCGCGCAGCGGGAGTGCATAACGCAGGTCGGACTCAGTGCCTGTGCGCGTTGCCCACAACCCTTGAGGTGCGGTCAGCGTGCCGGCGAACATGCGGCGCTGCTCAAAGTAGGCCACTGCGCCAGGGCATGCCGCGCTATAAGCTTCCCCTGAGAGGTTGCCGTTCTCTTCGATATCGATCGCGGTCCCACCCGGTTCTGCGGCGACCGCAAAGGTGTCGGTCGTGACAGGCTCTACGACGAAGTATCGCGCGTCAGCTTGTGCCACGTCTGGGTCCGTAATATTGAGCAGCCCCGGCTCACCTGTGAGCCCAGTAAACCATACCGGGTCGTTCAGCTTGCGCCCATGATCCGTCCAGGCGACGACGTTGTCGCCGTGTTCGAGAGACATCGAACCAGAGACGACATCAAACGTCTCGTCTCTGATGCCGGGCGTGACCGACATATCGGGGGCGATGTTGTCGTCAGTGAACGAGTAGACCGCCGACGAGGACGGGGTGTCCGTTTGCCCGATATACCCGAATAGCCCTGCCTCCTCTTTGTATACTCGATAGCTCGCTGCCCCGGCGACTTCGGTCCATTGCAGCTCGACCGACGCACCCTCGACGTAGAGCACGATGCCTTCGTCGACTTCCAACTCTGTGGAAGGATCGCTTTCGACACCGTTCGCATCCACCGCTGTCACTTTGTAGACCTGCTTGTCCTCGACTTCGAGCGGGGTGCGCCGCACAAAATACCCGGTTGACGTAGAACCGTCATAAGAGTCAGCGGTGCCGACGATGCCTGTAGAATACTGGGCAACCTGGAAACACCTACCTGCCACGAAGCTGGCACTTATCGAGGTGTAGGCGAGCTGTGCGCCTGCCACAGTGAAGAAACCGGGCCCCTCCGGAGTCCCGCTCGTCCCGAAGGTCGGCGCGGTAAACTCACTGAAAGGGTTGCCTTCTATGTAAATCCCGTCGCCGTCACTGAGCCCATGCTCGGAGGCGACCCGGAACACCATTTCGTTGCCGGAGAGTTCAACTTCGACAATCCTAAACCGGCGACCCGGCGTTGTAATCGCGGTTGGCTGGGGTGGTGCAGGCAATGCGCCGCTGAACTGGATGGGTTTGAACTCCCAGTTGGTGTTGCTCAGCCGGCGCAGCTCGGAGGGCTGATAGTTCGGGTGCGTGATCGTGACCACGTCCGCAGACTGCGCGAACGTAAGGTCGAACAGGTCCTCCTCACGATAGAAGTGGGGGATCTCGACCGTGCCACCGAGCGACGCGACTAAGCCCCGCCAGTAAGCGTCTCCGGCCGCAGTGCCGGGGATGAGCGTCGTAGTGCCGAGGTGTGCCTGCTGGCAAATGTAGTTCTCTGGCGTGCCTGCCGCGGACGAGGATGCAATACCCCACGGGTAGATCACTGGGTCCCCGTAGACATGCACAGGGGCGACCGTCTCATCGGTCAACCCCGCAGCGGCATCCGACCACGAGATAGGACCCCCAGTGGGCGTTGCGCTGAGCTTTATGGTGACCTTACCCCCTCCGACGCTCACGCTGTAGATCCAGTAGGTGATGCCAGTGTTCAACGGCGCCGGCCATGTGCCACCACTGCTCACAAGCTGCACAGGTTGCCGCGCGTAGAACACCGGATCCGGGTTGCTCGGCTCGTCGAACGAGATCTCGTCGCCCGCGACTACAGAGTCGAGCGACGGGGGAGGTGGGATCCAGTAGTTCGGGGTGCCCGCGCCGGCTCCGATCAGCTGGCCGCCGGCTATCGCAGGCGCCCCGCCAAGGTGGAACCTGAAGTAGCTCTCGCCCATCTCGATCAAGACGCTGTCGTCCGGCGAATAGATGAACGGGACCAAACGGACCCGTTTGGTTGCATCTTTCACCGACGAGATCCACTCCAACCCTGGCCTCCGGCGCGCGGCGCCCTGCGGCTGCGGGATGAAGTTCTGCATCTTCGCCGCCCCGTTCTGGTAGCGCACGTCGTCAACCCGACCAAACAGCTCGGTGCTGACCTCTCCCCCTGCGAAGGATCGGTGGAACCTGCGAGTATCGCCCACCGGCTACCTCGCCTTGATCCAGTCAGGGGTGTGCGCCGGTTTGATATCGCGCTGCCCTCCATCGAGGTCCTTCGCCTGCGACAGGTAGGCTTCCGCGATTTGCAGCGCGCGTTGCGTCATCGCGGCGCCTTCCTGCCCTTGCATCAACCGGTTGGCGAGCATCGAGGCAAGCTGCCACGAACACGCGTTGCGGAACAGATCGCTGAACCGGCTCGCGTCCGTAATCACAACATTGTAGCGGGCGGTCGCGTTCTCGACGTTGGTGTAGAGGATCGGGTAGCCGTCGATATCCTGCTGCACCGAGAACGGCATCGGGGTGTAAGCCAGCCCGTAGCCGATCCGTGGGAGGATATCGCCGTCGGCGTTTTTGTCCGGGCGGAGGTTGTCGAGCCCGATTGAGTAGTCGTCGGCCGCGCCTTCAGGCAACACCGCGAACACCTTGACGCAGTTGTCCGGCATGCCGTAGGCGTAGAGCCATTCGACCTTACGCACGTCATCGGATAGCGATCCCAACGGAGCGCGCCGCGTCGCGAAGCTCCAGGTGCATCGTTCGAGCAGGATGTTGCGCGCCTTCGGGAACAGCTCCTTGCAGGCTGCCGCTTGCTCCGATGCGTCTGTGCTCGGGTCGAGACTCGTGACCCCACCGGAGTCGCCGATGTAGCTCAGCGCGGTATTGCAGATATCGATCGCGATCGGGTCATCGAGATCTTCGCGCGATGAAACCGCGTCGGCGATCAACGGGACGAGAGCCTCGGCCAAGAGTTTCCCATTCCGAACTTCGCCTGCCGCTTCGTAGTGCCCGGTGGTGGTTGAGATCGAGCTGTCATTCACGTCGATCGTGGCCGCGAGCCGAGCCTTGGCCGTGAAGTCTGTGATGGCGCGGTTGACAAGCCCATCGGTGTCAGGGTTGTTCGTTCCGGCGGTTGTCTCCCAGACCGTCTTGTGGATCCCCGCGTGGACGATCGGCAGGTCATCGACCGCGTCGTAGTAGCTGAGCCCGGCATCGAAAACTGTCTTCTGCAACCACTGATAGAACATCGGGAGGAGGCGACGATACTGCGTGCGTCCCGCGGTCGAGATCGCCTCGGTCTCGCCTTGCATGCCGGCGACACCCAAAACGCGTAGCGTCTTTGTCGATCCTTCCGCGGTGAGCGCAGCGGGCGCCATCACGGTGATCATCTTCTTGAGCCGCGCGGCGAGCCCGTTCGTCGTGGCAGGGTTCCAGTCGAGGCGAACGTCGTCATACCAGCCGAGCTGGTTCGCAACCGTGCCGCCACCGAAGAGCTGGCGCTCCTGGCGGAGACCCGTAGCGTCCACGGTGAGGTAGATGATGTTGACCCGTTTGCCGAGTTCATCCGCTACGCGGACTGCGAAAGGCAGGATCGACCCAAAGAGTGTGTTCCATTTCGCGGACGTGATCCCTTGCGGCCTATTGAGCGTGGTCGAAGAGATCGGCTGGCTGTGGTTCGTCGGGTAGAGGAACCCTGGACCCGGCTCCCACTCGTGGGGGCTACTGGTGAAGTATGGCAGCCATATCTGGTAGGTCACCGTGCCGGTCGGAGTGCCGTCACCAAACCAGCCAGCGGCAGTCAGGGTGAAGGTGGAGAGGTCACTATCGTCGGTATGCGTCGCGACCTCGGCGTAGCTGGTTCCGTTGTCGTGCTCGACCTTCAAATAGCTGCCCGCCATGATGTTCGTATCGAGCGGAGCGGTGTCAACCACGACAAAGGTCGTCGGTGTCGCGGAATCGAACGCTTTAGACTCTTCGGTAAACCCGTAGCCGGCGACGCCTTCAAAGAAGCTGAACTCGACGAACACACCAAGGTCGTCGGGGTCTGTCACGGTTAGGGTCTGCCCGTTCGCGCCCGCGGTCGCCGGGTCACCTCCCTCGTCTGGCAAGAATGGTTGCAGCATGCGGACATTGTCGAACTTCCGATGCCGCCCGTCCCGGTAGACGATGTAGGCCAACGCCGAGGAGAAGCTCCCTGCCGCGATCGTCCAGTTCACTGTGATGACGGCCGGCGTAAGAGGGTCCCACCCGGTGATCGTGCCGTAACCAACGGCAGGGGTTGTGTTGGTGCCGAGACGAAACTCCGCGCCGATGAAGCTCTGCGTCAATGACGCGGACAGCGTCACAGAGGATTCGCCGGTGCCTGCCCCGCTCGCGGTGACCGTGACCCCGGAGAGCAAAAGCACGAGGTCCGGGTCTTCGGCGTTACCTTTTGACTGCGACCCGTTCGGGGTGAAGTTCGACTGACCCCACGCGACCAGCGCATACTCGTAATCATCGGGGAGCTGCGAAGCGAACTTGGTCATTGTCGTTTCGTGCAGCCGGCCACCAGGGTGCGCCCCGGTGGCCGGTCAATAAAGGTAGGGCACCGAGGGGTTAGTTCGTTGCGTCAGGGTGTGGGGTCCAGGCCGCGATGTCGTGGACGTAGAAGATGTCGACCACACCGCCGGTGACGGCCTGATTGAGAGCGGTGAAGACGACCCTCATGTAGCGCTGGTCGGGCTGCCCCACGATTAGCTGTGGTGGGATAGGGATCACCACAAAGTCGCCCGCATTCGGATTCCGCTGGTAGCCGAGAGCGCTGTTATCGGAGTAGGCGGCGTAGCCGGCGACGCACCGCGCATTGGAGTCCGTAAGGTAGCCGGAGACGGTTACAGCACTTGCTGAAGACCATGCGTAGATGTTGAACTGGCAGGATTCGGCACCTACCGCGAGGGCGGTCTTGAAGTGGACGACGAAGCCGCCGACGCGGTTGCTGTCCGCGAGTCCGCGGACCAGCCCCATGTCTAAGCAGTCGACGGTCTCCTGGTAGCTGCCCGCGCTAAGGGACAACGCGAAATCCGTAGCCAGCTGCATGCGGGAGTCAATGATCATGATATCAGGTCTCCTTCGCCTCCGTCGAGCAACTCAACGGGGTTGGTCTTCGGCACCTTCTTGGTCTTCTTGGTCTTCTTGGTCTTCTTCTGCGGCCGACCAGAGGTCAGCTCGGACAACGACACCGGCGTCACGCCGGTGTCGTTCTTCGGTCGTGGCGCGTCCTCGCCGGGCGTGACGCGCTCCATCCAATCGAGGGGCTCGACGCCCGGCATCAGACGAAGCGTGTCACCGCGGCGACAGCGCTGCCCCCGCCACCACCCACGGGCGGCGGTGCAGCGCACCACGAACGGCTCGGTGTCGGCCATCGGCCTACTGCACCGCGTCCTTGAGCGGACGCCACGCCGCCGGATCGCGCGTCAGGAACGCGTTGATCGCGCCCGCGTCCACGTCTTCCGAGCCAGCGATGTCGCCGTAGATGCCGATGTAGCGCTGGTAGGACTCGTCGACCGGCAGCGCGGTCTTGAACAAGACCGAGCCGGCAGTCGCGAGACCGGCAGACGTCGTGTTGACCGCGAAAGTCACCGAGAGGTGGTCCTTCGGGGTGCCGCCCGTCTCCAGGTCCTCGTCTTCGTGCGACCGCAGCGTGATGGTCACCGAGTCCGCGTCCGTTGCCGTGATCGCGGTGGTGACCACCGCGACGAGGTAGACCGGCTGCCCGCCGCCGAGATCGAGAACGTCGCTGTCGGCAGCACCGCCCCCGAGACCTTGGCGATCGATAACGTCGCCGACCACGACGCCGTTCGACGCCGCGGTGATGCCCGTCAGCGCCGTCGGGCCGCAGAACTCGTTTCTGTCGTCCACAAGCATGATCGTGTCCTCCTTAGACGGTGATCAGGGTTTCGGAAGCCGTATCCGACGTCGCGAGCGCGTCGCAGCGCTTGACCGGGATGCCGGCGAACGAGAGCTGCTTGCCGGCCTTGCCGTCGAGCTGCTCCCACGTCAGCGAACTCTGCTGGATCTCCACCTTCGACTGCTGGCGCAGCTTCGTGATCATGCTGCGGCTCGCGTAAAGGACCGGGCGCCCCACGTTGAGGTTCGGGATCACGTCGACCATCTGCAACATGAAGTCGTTGAGGTCGGCGTTGCCGCCCGTGCCGATGCTGGCCGCGCTGATGTCGTCGATCGCCACCTGGAGGCGCGAGACGTAGCGCCAGTCGCGCACCGTGAGACCGGCGTCCCAGCGGAAGTGCGTCCGGTAGGCTTCGTAGCGTCCGCCCTGGTGCGAGCCCGCGCCGACGTATTCGGCCGCGTTCTCGACGGTGACCTGACCCTTCGGGGTCATCTTGAGGCCGGCGGCCGACCCCTTCGGGTAGATGCCATGCACGCTGTTGCGACCCCAGACCACGAGGTAGATCGACTCGTATTGGTCGCCCGAGCCGGCGACCTGCTGGAGGATGTTCTCGCCGTTGTTGGCGGTCTGATCGTTGAACCGCGCATGGAAGCCGGTGAAGGCTTCGGGCTCGGTCGACTCGTCGCCGCTGAAGAGCGTGTCGGCGATCTCCTGGCTCATGCCCTCCATGTGCGGGCGCGACTCCGAGAGCATGAACTCGGACGTGTTGCCGTTGAGGTCGGCGAGCGCCACGTCGACCTCGGAGTATGCTTCGAGCATACCGCAGGTGTCGGTGATCTGTGCCGTGGTGCTCTTCGTCGGCTGCACGCCGCCGTAGAGCTTGCGCCACGTCGGCGCCGGCAGGCCGGTGCGGATCGTCGAGCGGTGACCGGTTTCGAGGTTGCCCTCGATCCAGACCATGTCTTCGAGGATCGGGTTGGTCTCTTCGAGGATCTCGGCGATCATGTCGATCTTGCCGTCGGGCTTCATGCGCTTCGTCACGTCGAGAAGCGTCGGATGGGTTACAGCTAGCGTTGCCATTAGTCAGACCTAGTTGTGATCAGGAAAAAGGACCTTCGCGGGGTTGCGCTCTCCTGGCGCGTCACCCTGCGCTTCACCAGCGAGACGATCTTCGCTGATCATCTTGCTGAGCCTGTGGAACACGCGAATAACCTCGACGTGATTCCCCAAGCGGGTCGTCTCTAACAGCTTCACGAACTCGGGCGCGTTGACCGCAGCAAGCACCTTGCGGGCGCCGTCGAGCGCGCCGTCGAGATGGACCCCACCGACCTCGGTGTCGAGCTTGGTGCTCTTGACCATCTCCTCTTGCGCGGCCTCGATGCGCGCGTTGTCGCGCGCCTGCATCACCCCGTAGACCTCGGAGAGCATGCCTTGCGCATTCTCCTGGGTCATGTTGGCCTTGCGGGCCCACTCCTCGAATGAGGAGATCACCTGCTCGTCGATCGTCGCACCTTCCGGTGCTTCAAACGCGTAGGCTTCGGGCGCACCTTCCGGCGCCGTCGTCTGTTCGTCTGTCGTTGACGACACGTCACCGGTGTCCTGCGCGCTGCCTTCGGGCTGCGCTGCCAACAGGGTGCCGGTGTCCTCGTTCGCTCCGCCTTCTTGGATTGGTTGTTCGGCTTCGCTACTTGCTGTCATCTGTCATCTCCACGTTCTCTTCTGTCATCTTGAGCCAGAGGTCGGGGCACAGCCGGGAAGCCATCGCGAAGAGCTTGCGCCCCACGCTCTGCTTACCGACTTGGTTGGACATCACCGAGGTGTTTGCCGAGAACGGATCGGCCCCAAACCCTGAGTCGCGCAGTAGGCGCCACACGAAGCAGCGCCCTCGCGGCTCCTGCATCAGCCAGACGAAGTCTTTGTCCTCGGTCTCGGCTTCCCAACGCAGCCGCTTCTTGCGAGCGGCTTCGCGCTGGTCTGCTGCACGGAGGTCCGTAGGGTTCGCCATGCGCGAAACCTACCGAGAGGTCTGCGCCTTACGGGCACTACCTCGCAACCTTTTGGGGTAGGACCCTCAGCTAGGCCCGTCAGGAAGTCAAGTCCTCGGGGTCGGTGGAAGGTTCAAACACGACACCAGACTCGATCTGATCGTCTTCGACCCATGGGAGCTTGGTCTCGTCGAGGTAGTGGTGCTTCGAGTTGCCTGCCCCCGGTGTCCGGGTCAGCGCATCGCCGAGCATCACGCACGCCACCTCTGTTCGGTCCTTCGAGCACCCGCCCGGCAACGTCGCACTCATCAGTGCGCGCAGGTCCCGCGTGCCGACCCCTTGGCGTTCGCGCAGGATCTTCACCAACGCCAGGGCGTCGTCGGTCTTGCGTTTCTCGACCCTGGCGGTGTTCTCCGCCTCCTTGCTGGTCGAAGCGATCTCGGTGTCGTTGTCCTCGGTCAGGGTCTGCCGGCCGCGGTCGATGCGCAGCAGAATGCCTTGGTCCTCGCCCCGAGTCCGGGGTCCGAGCTTGTTCTTGACCACCCGCACCTCGGTGAGGTCGACCTCACCGGGCACAGCCCGCATCGCGAGCAACACACGCGCCGAGTATTCGATCGCGCCGCTCTCCTTGCCGGACGCCATATCATCGATCCGCTTGTCGGGGTCACGGTAGGCTGCCCGGCTCATCTCGCTGGTGACCAGCACCATCAGCCGAAATCGGTCAGCCACAGCGCGGAGTGCTGCCACGCGCTCGGTTACGTTCTCATATCGCGAGCCCTTCTCGTTCTGCTCCTGCTCACACGTCGCGGTTTGCAGAGAGTCGACCACCAGGACCGCGCGCCTATCGCCAGCGCGCTGGCGCAGAGCGGCTGCGGCGGCCTCAACCGTGAACTCGGGTCCGTAGAACCGAATCGGCAAATCCGCCACTTGTCTCTTCATCTCGTCGAGCTGCACCGCGTCGCGCTCCTCGCATTGTGTCCTCATCCACCCGCGGCGCTGCATGAGACGGCCCATCAGGTCTCCGTCCTCCTCATCGATTGCGAACATGCCGCACACGATCCCGCGCTGCGCGTAGGTGTCGACGATCTGCGTCACGAGCGCGGTCTTGCCGGCGTCGGGTCCGCCGTTGATGTAAACGCGACAAGGGAACGTCGGACCCCCACCGGTGGCCTCGTCAAGTGCCGCGATGCCGGTCGGCTCGTGGTGTAGAGGCCCCTCCTCGCGCCACCGCTCGATCACGTCCTCGGGCGACGTGCCGGGCATCCCGTCGTCGCCGCTCGGCAATGCGTCGAACACCGCTGCGGCGTTGGTGGTCTTCGCTGCCGCACGCATGACGTCACGCTCGACCCACGACGCGCGCGTGTATTTCGTCGCGTCCGCGGAGTCGTCGACTCGCCCGTCGCCCCAAGCGGTGTGACCGAGCAGGAACTCGGCCGCCGCAGCGCCGTGCCCTTCCGCCGCGCGCAGCGCATGACCTGCCAGCACATGGAACGCTTCGCTCGCGGACTTCCGCTTGAGAACACGCTTCCAGTGACCGTCGATCAAGTCACGCCCGCTCGGCTGCCGCTCGACGCGGTCGAGGATAGTCGACATCGCTGGCGCGTCCCCGTCGCCGACGGGCATCTCGATGCGACCGCGCAGCGCCCCCTCGCGCAGACCGAAGCGGTCGACCAGCCAGTCGAGGTCATCGAAAATCACCGGCGCGGTGCGGCAGTCGTCGAGCGGGACGCCAGTGACCGTCACATACTGCGGGACACCGAGGCCAAAGATCTGTAGCTCCGCCTTCTTGGCGACGCCCGGTGGTGAGTCCTCCGCCACGGGCACCTTCACGCGACCGAGCTTACCGGGCAGCTTGCGCACCGCGAGCCAGATACGCACCCCGTAGCCGCTCGGTGTGATCTCGGTGTAGGTCCGATTGTAGTGATCGTAGATCTCCTGCGCCCAGGGCACGAGCACGTCGGTGAGGCAAGCGTCGAGGTCGAGTGCGAGGACGTAGATCTTCTCGCCGTTATGCTCCGCCTCGACGGCACCAGTAGTCACGAAGCCGATGCCCTGCGCGGATTCTCGCGGGAGCGTCTTGACCTCGTCCCACGCGTCGCACGCTTCAAGGTTGATCGTAGACCGATCAGGGACCTTGGTCAGCTTGCCCCCCGGCTTGCGGGCAAGTTTCCAGGTGATCCAGCGGGGCTGACGTTGAAGGACGAGCGGAATCCGCTCCTTGCGGGTAGTATGCTCTGTCATGTGCATGGTTTCTCTTTGGGGGTAGCCATCAGTGTCGCAGCGTCCGGTCCTCGGTAGCCAGGAGGTCGGGCGCTGTCTTTTTGTCTAGCGCCAATGTGCGGGTGTTGCAAGGACGTTCCATTGACGGTAGGCTACAGGTATGGACCTCTACCCATTCCAGAAGGCCGGCGCAGAGTGGCTCAGCACCAAGACGCACGGCGGTTTGTTCGACGATCAGGGTCTCGGTAAAACTGCGCAGGCGATCGTCGCCGCCGACAGGGTCAACGCCAAGACCATACTGGTGGTGGCCCCGAGCGTGGTGACCCACAACTGGAAGCGTGAGTTCGGCATGTGGGCCGACTGCGCGTCGGTGCAGGTGATCAGCACCGGCCGCGACAAGATCAACGCGCAGAACTACCGCGTCGTCGTGGTGCCGCACGCGCTGCTGATTCGCGACGCGATCATGTCGCAGCTGCTGCGTGTCCGCTGGGACGTGTGCATTGTCGACGAGGCGCACGCGTTCAAGAACCCGAAGGCCAAGCGGACCAAGGCGCTGTTCTCACTGCGCGATGACGTGGCGGCCGTGTCGACGGTGTGCCGTCGCATGTGGTTGCTGACCGGCACGCCGATGCCGAACAATCCGACCGAGCTGTGGACGATGCTCCGCGCGCTGTCGCCGGCAAGTATCGCCAAGCCGTTCGACGCGGCCGTCGAGCTTGAGCCGCGACCGATGAACTGGTTCGAGTTCCGCCGCAAGTTCTGCGAGCTGCAACCGTCGAGCTACGGCGACGGGTGGAAGGTCACCGGCGCGAAGAACACCGACCTGCTGCGCGACGTGGTGTCCGACTTCTCACTGCGTCGCCTGAAGAAGAACGTCCTCGACCTGCCGCCGATCCGCTTCGGCACGCTGACTGTCACCGGCGACCTGCCGGCCGAGCTGCTGAAGATCGAAGAGAAGATCGCGCACCTGAAGGGCATGCACGGCGTCGACATGATGGAAGCTCTGCGCGACGTGGTCGAGTTCTCGACGTGGCGTCGCCTGTGCGGCATCGCCAAGGCGCAGAGCGCCGGCGAGCTGTTGGTCGAGGAGCTGCAAGCTGACCCGACGAAGAAGCTCGTCGTGTTCGCGCACCACAAGGAAGTGGTCGAGTCGATCCTCGCGCAGGTCGTGCTCGGCGGCGTCGGCGTCGTCACCGTCGTCGGTTCGATGGATGCCGAGGCGCGTGCGCGCGCCGTCGACTCGTTCCAGAAGGACCCGACCACGCGCGTCTGCCTGTGCAACATCGTCGCCGGCGGCGTCGGCATCACGCTGACCGCAGCGAGCGACGTGGTCTTCGTCGAGCAGTCGTTTGTGCCGGGTGACAACGCCCAGGCCGCCGACCGCTGCTACCGCATCGGCCAGGACAAGTCTGTCCTGGTGCGGAACCTCGCGCTCGCCGGCAGCGTCGACGAGCTGCTGACCGAGATCCTCGCGCGCAAGACCGAGATGATCAGGAAGGTGATCCAGTAGACAGCAAGTTACAAACCTGTTACAAGTTGGTAGTTTACATCAAGCTACAAACGGTTACAATGGAGGGTGCGCGAGCGGGGCTGCCGCTCGGCACTTTCTTTGACAACGGAGTTTCCCATGGCGACGAAGACTCGCCTGCCGGCCGCACTGGCCGATCTTCCCGAGAAGCCGGTCCACGGCAACTACATCTGCTCCGGCCACCATCGGTGGTCGCACGCGGAGGACCTGTCGACGGCCTACCGGATCTGGCGCAGGAGCCTGACCCCAGGTTCCTGCTACTGCCCGGCCACCAGCACGGCGGGCATCCTCGCCGGCCTCGCCATCTGTGACGCGAGCGACGACTTCCAAATCTCGCACGTCACCGGTGGCGTCACGGCCAGCAAGGGCACGGTCCCCTTCAAGGGGTCCGACTACGACTGACCGTTAGCCCGCCCCCTCCGGGGGCGGGCTATTTATCACGCTGGCGCGGAGCCCTTGCGGGCGTTGACTCCGCCGCGCCAAATGCGGATCCCGAAGAACCCGAGCACAAGCGTCGCCGCCGCCTCGCCCACGTCAACCAGCCACGACCAGTCGCCGCCCGCGATGCCATGCAAGGCAGCCATCACAAGATCAAGTTGCGCCTGCGTCATGTGACCAGCGGCAACTTGCTCTGACAGCACTTCGGAAACCGTCGCGACATGTTCGCCGACAAGCGAGCAACCGGCGAGGCAAAGACAGCCGGCGATGATGCCGGCTCCGATCAAGACGTTCTTCTTCATGGCTTCGGTGGGTAGTGACGCTGCATCAAAAGGACCAGCTGCCGGTGGTGCTCCATGGCTTTCAGCATCCCGGTCTCGCCAGCACCGACGATAGGCGTGGTGACGACATGATCGACCCCATCTTCGTCGGTCCATGACGAGGAGATCGTCGGCGGTGCTGCCGGACCTTGCGTGGCCCGCGAGGCGATCCGCACCTCGCCGATATCGCGATCGAAGACAACGGCGGCGATGCTGCCATCGGCCAACACATGCAGGCCGAGCGGGATCTGCTCCTGTGCGCGTGGCAGCGCGGCGAGCAGCACAAAGACAAGGGAGAGCAGGATGTTTCTCATGGGGATAGACTAAAGGTTGCCCCGAGGAGTTGTCGATAGGGGGACATGATCAACGCTCCAGACCCTATCCGCGAAGCATACTGCCGGCGCCTGCTCCGCATCTCGAAGGACCTCGAACTCATCGCGCGCCTGGGTCGCCCTTGGCTGCGCGGGTCGGATGAGCTTGCAGGGCTTTGGGATATCAGTCGCGCCGCAAGGTTGCTCGCCGAGGCATTCGACTCAAAGCCGTGCGAGCCACCCGCTGTGCCCGACGCATGGGCCGAGTAGACGATAAGGACGAGGTCTCGGCTTCGGCTTCGGCTTCGGTTTCTTCTTCATTGCTTCTTCTCCCGGCCATAGACACACCCCACGACATATAGCGCGGCGATGATGCCGATCGCGGTGACGAAAGCGGTCATAGGCCAGTCCATGGATCACCTCGTCGCCAGCAGTAGTGCGGCGATCCCCGGCAGGATGCCGCCGAGCAGACCCCATGCACCGGCCTTGATCTTGAGCGACACGAGATCATGCTCGGCACGCCGGATCTGGTCGTCGATCTTGTCGATGCGTGCGCCGATGCGATCACACCGTTCTTGCGCGGCGCGACCACGCTCTTCGAGGAGCATGAGCCGGCCTTCGTGGTCTTGAATGGCTGACGATAGATCATGGGTTCGCTTTCGCAGCGACTCCATCCATTCGGTCGTGGGGTCTGTCATCTCGATGTTCATCTCGCTGCACTCCTCGTTGCGGAAAAGCGGTGCCAGTCGATCCAAAGCTCGCGCTGTGTGGTGCCCGCCGACTTGTAGATCTTCAACCCGAGCCCCATACGCTGCGAGGTTGTCGGGATGTTCGTCGTGTGCGTGGCCTTGAGGACACCGTCGATATAGAAGCGCACCTCGGCCCGGTCCTGATCGCATTCGACCCGCAGGATCTGAAACGCGGACGTGCCCGGAGCGGTAGAGGTCACGGTCTTCGTTTCCGAGTCCGCGCTTCGGGTCTGCGCCACCCAGAAGTCGCCGTCTGTGGCGGTCCGGTAGATCCAGGCAGCCGCATCATTGTGCTCGACGTTGTTGCCCCAATCGTCCCCGAACCCGATCACAACCACGAAGTTCTCGGTCTCTGTGGCCAATGCCTGCAACATGACACGAGCCTCGAATACAAAGTCCGCCTGACCCAGCACGATCGCGTTGTTCCACGTCGTCAACGCATAGCGCCCGCTCGTCCCCGTGCCCGTGCGCAACTCGACGATGCCGATCGCGTTTGTCGTCGTGTTGACGTCTTCGTAGTGCTGGCCGATGCTGCCACCACTGGAACTGCTGCCCCAGCCGTTTTGTGATGAGCCCGACACGAGGTAATCGCAGAACCAGACGCTACTCTGTTCCGTGTTGCCGACGTCCAGAACCTGACGCGCTTCCTCTGGCGTGAGAGCGTCGACCGCGCCACCTGTCGCGGTTCGACCCAGCACGGTGTTTGCATCAATGTCGTCGAGATCGATTGAGCTGATACCGAGCAAAACCTTGGACTGAGCCAAGGTGACCCTCTCCCACGCGCCACCACCGCTACTATTGCGCGCGATGAAGTCGCCCTGAACGAGCGCGCCGCCGAGCGTATCTTCGAGCGAGCTGAGGCCGAGCGTTGTGCGCTGCTCTTCGTTAGACGCGTCGTCTAGCAGCACAAGCCCTGCATACGTCACACCCTCATCCATGCCGACGCGGTAATCGTGCGCGCGGCGACCTCCCTCGGCGTTCCCTGGCGCACGCTCCTCTTGCAGATGTCGACCAGCCATGTCGAATCGGCGCCGCTGCCCCGGCGCACGAGGTTGCTGGAGCCCGCGGCGGGTCATTATGCGTTGAGACCAGAGAACATCCCCACCACGTCGGTGAGAGCGTTCTGGTCGGAGGTGTTAGATTGAGACAGGTCCTTCGCTGTGGCAGCCTGCGCCTGCGCTTGCGCGGTCTGAGCGGCTGCGGCTTCGGCGCGAGCCCGCGCATCGCGGATCATCGCAACCTTGTCGCTCGCAACGATCAGCTTCGGGTCAACACCAAGCATGTCGGCGTAGGCGTCAACCAATTCGTCAGCGTCGAGCTTGTCGAGGACCTCGGGCTTCATCTGGGCGACGCCTCCGAGCGTGCCCAGGAAGCGGTCGACGCTGTTTGAGCCGATCGCGCGCTGCGCCTGCGCGAGCATCGAGACGAACTCCACGTTGAGGTCCACCCCGCTCAGCTCGGGTGGCGCAGGTGGAAGCGTGCCGGCCTGAACGAGGTGAACGAAAGCCAAATCAATGAGCGGTTCGAGCAGCTCGTTGTGCAGCCGCTCCAACACCGGGCCGAGCATCAGCAGCTTCTCCTCGTGACGCTCGGCGACCTCGGTCGCCGTCATGCGTTGGTCTGGGCCTGCGTTTGCGAGCATCAAGAACATGTCCGAGAAGAAGGTCTCGTGGATACGTCGCCGGTCGTCTTGAATGTTGCCGAGCAGGTAGTTCAAGTTGAGGTTGTTCGCTTCAAACAGCGGCTTGATACCTCCGTTCGGGGCTGCGGTGTTCATGAACGTGCGCCCGCCCGGCAGCATGTCGATGTCTCGATCCTTCAGCTCCCCAGTGATCGCGACCGGCGGTTTGGTCTGGTAGTCGATGCCTTGCGCAAGGCGAAGCGCTTTGTGCTGCAAGCCCTTGATATCCCCGAGAGCGTCCATCGCGGGCGAGCTGCCATAGATGTCTCCGCCCGGTGCGGACCACCGCGGCACGACAGCAGGGAAGTCGCGGAATCCTGACACGCGCAGCAGGTCGTCGTGCTCGTTCGCCTTCTCCTCAAAGTAGCATGACCGAAACGCCATGTTGAGGTCGTCAACTTTGGTCTGGTCGCGGTCGTAGTTCGGCTCGATCGCATGCACGATCGAGATGCGCGTGTCGAGGTTGTTGTTGTCGTATTTGTTCCTCGTCGATGGCGACAGCTTGTCGACACCGAACTCGCGCACCATCTCCGACACCGTTAGTTCGTATTGTCGGAACAGCGTCACAATCTTGCCGGTCGGGTCCGTTGCGAGGCAAAACTGCCCTGCGGTCAGCGGGTGGTGGTGGATCAACTTGTCGGGGTGCGGCGTAATGATGCTGCACGCGGTGCCGAAGGCCCCCAGCTCCAGATAGACCTGTGCCAGCGCGCGGTATGTGTTGCTGCGCTGAAAGCGTTGCATCATCAGGTCGCGCACCTCATCAAGCCAGATCTTGATGTGGTGCTTGCTCGCCAGTCCTGGGTCTGGCGTCGTCAACCGAAACCACGGCCGCGCGGGGCTGGTTGCACCAGCCATCATACCCGAGGCCAGGGTTTGCAGCGCTCTCGTGGCTGTGGAGTCGTAGATGTTGTTGTGTTTGCGCCGACCGCGGTCTTGCTCTTCGGTCAGGAAACGTCCGCTGCGCGGCAGCAGGTAGGTCGAGATCTCCTGCCAATGCGACCACCATGAGGTGCGCTCGTTTTGCAGCGCGGCCCAACGCTTGAGCAACGCCCCGCGCTTCCCGGTCAGATAACCGGGTTTCTCAGCCTTGCCCTTTTTCTCAGGGACCCTGAACTCGCCGTCACTTCCAACGGTGACGCCCGCGCGGGCGCCGAGCGTTGTTGCACCAAGACCCGCCAAAAAATCGCGCCGACCTGCCATGGGCTAAACTCCTAGCGACGTGCTGCCGCCGAGCATCGTTGAGCGCGCACCTTGCACCGCGGTCTGCCTCGCAGCCGACAAGATCGCACCGACGTCTGGTGTGCTGCGCTTCGCGCGACGTCGGCGTTGCGCGGCATCAATTACCTTCGAGCGCGCCGCCGCAGCGGCTTCGCGTTGTTGCAGCTCTTGGGCCTTCCGCTGCTTTGCTTGCAGGTCCTTCTTTTTCTCCTGCGGGTCAATGACCAGTGCGTCGACAGCTCTCGTGGCGGGGTCCAACGAGTGTGTGTCCCTCAAAAAATCGCGGAAGCTGCTGCTCCGCGCCGGGGCCATGAAGGTCCGCTCTATGCTCTCACCGAGATCCTCGAAAAAATTACCTCCGCCGAACCCCATCACGAACCTCCTCCGAGAGTGTAGCCGCTTTGACCAGACAAGAAGGTCGAGCCGACACCACGCTTCGCGTCTTGTTGCGACATGGCGAGCAACGCGAGCGTGTCAGGTTTCTTGCGCTGGCCGCGACGTGACGCTGCGCGGGCACGGTTACGTTCGGCGAGCGCTTGCGCCTTGGCTTTGCGTTGACCCGTCTCCTGCATCCGCAAGCTCTGCTCCTGCGTTTTGACTGCCTCGCCCTGCTCGTAGACCTGCATACCGAGGCCCGCGGCAGCGACAATGGCAGATGGAATAAACCCCACGTCAGAGCTTCCTCGAAAAAATGACGTCTTGCACGATGTAGTTCGGGCTGCGGTCGAGCATGCGTTCGAGCGTGGTCGCAGGTTTAGCGTGCCACGTCATGATCTTGCACCCTTCCTCCCGTGCGACTGCCTCGGTCTCGCGGATGAGCCTCACACCGATGCTGGTGTTGCGGTGCTCGGGCGCAACGAACAGTGCGTCATTCGCACAGTAGCACAGGTCGGCGTAGTGCAAATGGTTCGTGATCAGGTTGACGCTGTATCCCACCAGCATGCTGTCGACGAACCCTCCGAGAGCGAGCAGCGCGCCCTGCTTCTCCATCGCGCGATATCGCAGCTCGTGGAGCTTCAGCAGCATCACGTCCTTGTTGAGCGCGATCTCCTGCCAGTGTTCCACGAACAGATGCTTTCCCTGGTCGAGCATCTCGTCCATGGAGCAGCGCCGGATCTCGGTTGTAGCTACGGGCATACTCGCGGAGCCTAAGACGGCCGCGCGGGCTTACGGGCACTACGACCGCAATCGCAGCGACGCCTCGGCCACCTCGACCACCGGCCGGACCTTGCAAGCCTCCTCCTCGGTGAGGACCGCGATCACCGACTCTGCGGCGATGATGCGGTGCTGCACGCTCGACCCAGGGGTCGACGGGATCGGCACGGTGTTCTCCTCGAAGAAGGCGACCACCGCGTCTTCTTCGATCGGCGCGATCGTCGAGGAGACCTTGCTGCCAGCGCTGACCACACGTCCGTAGCGCGCCCTGTCCTCGCCAGCTTGTGGCAACACGATGCCGGCGTTCGTCTCCTTGACGGTCATAGGTTCGAGAAGCAGGAAGGTTCCGTAAGCTTTCATGGTAGTCGTCCCAGGTTCTTGTAGGGGTCATAGTCTCGCGGCGCCGAGCGTTTCGGGCGGCCCAAGGTGTCGAGCAAGCTGTCGCGTCTCGGGGTGCGAATGTTCGCCAGGAGGATCGCGCTGGCGTGGTCGGGCGAACGCCCGATCAGCTTGACGATCTCGTCCCGGCTCATCACGTAGATGGTCTTGCCGCGCATTGACCACTTCGCGCAGCAGAGGTCCTTGAGCAGCTGACCGTTCGGTGGCAGCGCTATGGCTGAGTTGTTCGCCGGATCGAGCGCTTCGCGCATACCCCACCACAGCTGTGAGCGCAGATTCGCGAAGCCCAGCGTGCCAGACTGGTCGGTAGCGGTCGCAGCCTCGGCGACGTTGACGCCGATCACCTGTAGCTGCATCTCGGACAGGAAATCGAACGGCGACGACCCGACGCCTATCACGTCGATGTGGATGGGCGCACGGTTCCTGTTCGCGGCGAACACCAGACCTGCGACCACGGGGCCGTTTGGTGTCTCCGCGCCGTCATATTCTAGCGGCTCGTCGAACCACTCGCCGTGACGGTTGTAGATCAGCGTCTGGTCATCACCACCGCGCGCGACGTCAACGCCCTGCCCTTCCATGGGGGGCTTCGGCGCGAGCGGCTTCCACCGCTTCATTGCAGCGCGCACCCACGCAGTCGGGATGACCTGCCAGATGTCGTCTTTCATCCCGGCGCGGAAATCGCCGTAGAGCATCTGAGATCGCAGCGGCTCTGGGAGCGCTTGCAGTGTGGCTTCGTAGTTCGTGCCCATGAGGTAGGGGTTATCGCTGATTCTCGACGGGATGAACGTCCGACTCTGCGGGATCACCCGCTCACCCCGGTGCATGAACGGGGTCGGCCCCTCCACCATACGCTCCTCGCGCTCGACGGTGGCGAACCACCGCAGTTCGCCGGGTGGCACCGGGTAGTCGGGGTGCTCCTCGTCGAGCCACGGGCCGAAGTATTCGACGATCCACCGTCCTTCGACGGTCGTCGGCGGGTTGAAAGACATCCCGATACGCACACGCTGCTTCGGGTCGACGGTGCGCGCCCACCCGCTGATGAAGCGGAACGCGGCTTCGCGCATCTCGGCCGCCTCATCGAACCACAGCAGGTCGTGTGGCCTGCCCCGATACTTCTTCTCGTCGCCAGCGTTTGGGAAAGACCCCAGCTCGACCTGCACGCGCACCCCGTCGTGACGCTTGAAACGCCAGATCCCTTTCTGCCCGTTGTAGCCCTCGCGACCACCTAGCAGCTCTTCGAGGCGATCCTCGACCGCGGTCAGCTCGGTGCCGACCTGTCGGAAGATGCCGACGCGCTGGTGCTGCGTCGTCGCGAGCCCGCAGCACAGGTCGGTCTTGCCGCCACCGGCTGCACCGCCGTAACCGACGACGTCGGCCTCACTGAGATAGGCATCGGTCTGCGGACCGTTGAGCGGTCGCCACGGCAGCGGGTCAGAGGCGAGCAGCCGATCGAACTCGGCGCGCTCCTCTGGCGTCATCGCTGCTAGGACTTCGGCTTTGAACTCCACCAGCCTGTCGGGTTCTTGTGGTCGCGCATGTTCCACCCGCCAGGATACTCCGGGTGGCCCTCGGCGTCCGAGTAGTGCTCACGCACCTCGTGCTCTTGCGCTGCTCGCTCTGGTGCGTTCTGGCCATCGATGATCACGCACGGCACCTCGGCGATGCCCAGCTCCTGCGCCACGCGCAGCCGCTGGTTGCCGATGAGGACCTTGCGCCTGTTGGCGTGCAGCACCAGCGGGTTGACGATGCCGTGCTCGCGCACCGACTCCAGGAGGTCGGGGTTGAGTGCCTGCGGGTTGTCGTTGCCGTTGAGATACTCAAGCTCCGCCGTCGGGAGCATCACGACCTTGGTCAGGTAGCGCGTCACCTCTCACCTCCAACGTCCAGTGCGACAACTGCCACTCGCCGCAGCCGTCGGGGCGCACCGTGCGCGGCCGGCCAGGATCAGAAACACGATCGACCGCATTGCGTTACCCATATCGTCAGCTCAGCAGCTGGTCAATCTCCCAGCTCCGAAGCACCCGGCGCACCTCGTCCCGGTCAGCAGCCCGCAGCAGGGCCAGGAAGACGCCCAGGTCGACCACAGCGAGCCACGGGCTCCGGTTCCGCCTCATGGCAACCACCGGCTCTTCGCTCAGCTCAGCGTCACGCTGGGCCTGCTCGTAGGCTGCCCACACGTTCAGCTTCTCGACCCGCTTGACCTCGAAGTGGACCCCAGCCGGCCCGTCGACCACGTCCGCCTGTTCGAGGCCGCTGCGCTGCTGCCCGCGCTTCGCCGCACGCCACCCGCGCTCGCGCAGGAACCCAGCCAACTCGCGCTCGCCGCACGCGCCCTTGTTTCGTCCGTTCACCATGGTTCTTGTTTGCCCGGCAGCAGTAGTTCCCCCCGCCCTCTGCCAGGAGCCGCAGGAGCGCTCTCAGATCGACGATCGCCAGCCAGGGCCCCTGAGACCGCCGGAACGCGACCACGGGCTCCTCACCGGCTCCTGCATCCTCTGTCGCCTGCTCGTAGGCAGCCCACGGGCGCAGCCGCTCGACCCGCTTCACCTCGAAATGTATCCCGTCAGGGCCCCCGATCACATCCGCCTGATCGAGCCCAGACCTCTGCTGGCCGCGCCGCGCTTCTGGCCAGCCAGCCTCCCGCAGGACACCGGCCAGCTCGCGCTCGCCTCGCGCCCCTTTATCCCTGGACCTCACCATCTCGATGTGGCGCAGATCTCGATGTGGCGCCCTCCCCGTGTGAGGTCCCCTGGGAGAGTGGCGTGGCGCACCCCTAAAGGGGTCGCGCCACACTCACTCCACGAGCGTGGCCGCCACATCAGCGCCACACTCCGCCACACTCCGCCACATCGAGATAATCGCATGTTTTTTCGCCGGTTTTAGGTTACAGCAGTTGACACCTTCCTGCCGATGTGCATGATCCAGGGCTCGCAAGAACCCCCACCATACACACAAGGACAGACCGATGACGACCACCAAGTTCTCCCCCGCCCAGCAGCGCCTGCTCGACGACATCCGCAGAGATGGCTACTCCGAGACCCCGGCGTCCTGGGGCAACCGCCGCGCCGCCGCCGTCATCTCCGCTTGGTATCGCACCGCAGCGGTGCTGGAGCGTAAGGGCGTCATCAGCCTGGAGCGCATCGGCGACCACCAGATCGCGCGTTTCCGTTTCGAGCAGGTCTCCGTGCTGCGCGCTGGCGACGGTGCTGGCGACTTCTGCGTCACGCTGCACACTCGCCGTGCCACCAGGAGTGCGGGTGACCGGACCTGCGCCACCGGCCTGACCCGCAACGGTGCCGACGAACTCGCCAACCGCTACGCCCAACGCTGCCGCTACGGCAGGAACTAACCAACCCAACCAATCCAAACCACGAACCCAACAAGGAGAGCCAACGTGAAAATCAACTACAAGAGGCTGGAGCCGAGCGCGCCGGAACGCAGCAAGTTCAGCGGTCGCGGACCGTGGAGCAAGCCCGGCCCCGGATGCGAGTCCGATGGACCGGAGCCCGCGTATCTGGTCGAGGTCGCCATACACTACGGCGACGGCGACTTCGAGCGCGTACCGATCGCGCTGATCGAGCGCGAGACGATGGCCGGCATAGGCAACTACAATATGTGGGGGTCGCGCTACCGCTGGGCGATTCGCTCGATGATCAATATGAGTAGCCGCAAGGGTAGGCTCCCGCTCCGCTCGGACGGTGTGTTCATCGACTACGTGGACACCCTGAGAGATGCGCGCGAGACCATCGACGACCTCGCGCTGCGAGCGATTGCAGATCACTTCTGCGCGCACACCGCGCCGTCGGCGGACACAACGACAACGGCTGAGTGATCAGCCCCAACAAGGAGGACAGACAAATGACAGACCGAAAGACCGCGAGCCCGCCCCCGAGGCGGCGGGTCTGGAAACCCGGCGAGAGAGCTAAGATCAAGGCCGGCGTCCGCCCCTACGGAGGCCGGTGGCTTTACGTGATCTCGCGTGACGACGCGGCCGGGACGATCAACCTACAGCGCCCAGGCCAACGCGCCGGGATCCTCTCGCCGATGATCTACCGGCTCGACGAACTCGACCGCTACGAGCCCGCCCCTGCCGACACCCCCCAAGATGCCGCTGCCGAACAAGGAGGGCAGACGAAATGACAGACCGCATCATCCCGACCGAGCCGCCCCTGAGCGTCCTGCGGGACGCTCGCAGCAGGCTCCTCGACCGTGCGCGGCATTGGATCGAGCGCACGCCGTTCGGCCTGCGCATGGTCGACGCGCGGCGCTGCCGCCTCACGCGCGACATCGTCGTCCTCGCGCAACGAGACCGCCCCGAGGGTCAGCGCCCCTTCTGGACGTGCGTCTACATGGCCACCGACTACGTGATTCGGACGCAGACAGAGGCTGACGCGCGGGCCGATTTCGATCGGCAGACTCTCCCTGCCGACGGTGACGAAACTTTTTTTCAGATTCTAGGCTACAGTAGTTGACAGCTGTTGGCCGATGTGCATGATCCTCAGTCATGGCAAGCAACTTCAAACTCCCGACGGTCGCCGAACTGAAGCGCGCCGCGCGCGACTTCTACGGTGCCGTCTCTCACATCGACGTTGGCCTGCGCCAGCGCGCCGGTGACCCTGACGTGGACGTCGCCGACATCAACCAGTGGCAGCGCGACGAGGACGGCAACAAGGTCGACCTCGGCGACATCTATACGATGCCGACGCTGCTGCCGGTGGCCGATGAGCTGCGGAGAGTCCGCAAGCTCAAGGTCTGGCCCGTCGCCGAGCAGTGGGACCTCTACTGCTACGACTGGACGAGCGGCGACGGCGATGTCGGCCTGCTCGGCAACGCCACGTTGACCTTCAACGCCGACTACACCTGGACCCTGACCGAAGGCTAGACCGATGATCAACAAGACCACCTACCTCAAGCTCACGAAGCTCAGCGACGCGTTCGTTGACGTCATCCAGCACGCACAAGCAACGTGCCAGGAGAACCGCTACCCCGAGGCGGCGGGGGTCAAAACCACCCGCACCACAGCCATCGCGACTCTCGACTTCTGGGAGCGCGTGGCCGAGGACTGCGAGCGCATCGCGGAAGAGTATGACTGCGGCGACCGCTCGGTCGGTCACGCCACGTTCTCCGACTGCTCGGATGAGTTCATCGCTGCCGCCGACGCTCGGTTGGTCGCGACCTGGACGAAGCGGGCCAAGACGATTCAGAAGCAAGTCGACCGTGCGCTGTCACACGGCGGCCGATTCATTGACGGCAGCACTGAGGACCTCCGATGACCCACACAATCTCAGTCACCGCAACCGTTCAAGGTGGCCACCGCCGCGAAGGCACCGCCATCGGGCGCAAGGGCAGGAAGCTGCTCGTGCGCTACCTCATCCAGTCCGGCGAGACGCGCGAGCGTTGGCTGCCGCCGAGTCGCTACGAGCTGCCCGAGTGGTGCCGGTCGATCGAGATCTTGCCGCGCTACGTCGACAAGATCTGCCCGGCGGTGAAGTTCGACGAGCCGGTGCTCGTCGCGCACGACACGCCAACCGATCAGCACAACCAGACGATCCACGAGCTGCGCAAGTGCAGCGTGTGCGGACGCGACCACCACCTGAACCGCATCTACGAGAAAGTAGAGGGCAGCTGGTGGAACCGCAACAAACGCTACACCGGCAGGAAGTCACTCAAGCTCGGCGAGGAGGTGTCCTCGTGATCTTCTACTGCGCCACGTTCACCGACACCCACGGCCAAGAGCTGAACCGCTTCGACAAGCAGCGCGCCGTCGCCATCAAGGTGGCGCGCGACGCTGCGCGGCGAGGCTGCTCAAACGTCCGCGTCGTCAAGGTCGACCCACAGGGCAGCCACCAAATCTGCGAGCTGCTCAACGTCGCGTCCGGCACCCTGGAGATGCACGCCGACGCCGAGGTGGTCTGGAAACCCAAACCCAAAACCAAGGCCGAGCAGGAGGACCTGCTGTCATGAACCATCTAATCACCAAAGTTCGCAAGCTCCTGACCACGTCCGCCGATGCCGGGGCTACCCCGGCCGAGGCTCAGACTGCGCTCCGCATCGCGCAGCGCATCATGGCAGAACATCGCATATCCACTGCGGAGATCGAGCGTGCCGCTCGGGACGAAGCCCGCGCCGCCGGCAAGGTCGACGCCGAGGACATGGTCTCCGAGGAGATCGGCCGGTGGATCATCCGGCAGGACGGCTGGCTCGCTATGGCCGTCGGCGAAGCGTGCGGTGTTGGCATCTACCGGGCCTGGGGTGCCGGCGGCAAGAAGACAATGCGAGCCTTCGGGCTGGCGCACGACATCGCCGTCGCGCGGGAGATGTTCGGCTGGATCGCCGAGAAGATGCGCGCCGACCGCCGCACCTTCTGCCGCCGACACGACGTGCCTGCCGGCAGCGTGGAGGGGCGGTCGTTCGCTGACGGCTACGCGCACGAGCTGCTAGCCAGCGCGAAGCGCGACAAGGCCGCGCGCATGAAGTCGACCGACACCGTCGAGGTCGACGCGCCCGGTGCCCCCCGTGCCCTGATCGTGCTAGGCGAAGCAGAGCAGCACCACGAGCGAGCCCTGACTGTCAAGGCCAAGCAGCTCGGCATCGGCAAGGGACGCAGTCGCGCGGTCCGCCGCGACAGCCGCGCCTACGCCCAAGGGAAGGCCACCGGCTCCGAGGTCAACCTGAGCCGGGGGGTGGTCCGATGAACGACTGCCCACTCTACCGCGCGGAGCACATCGCCTGGGCCCAGGCCACGGTCTTCGCCGAGATCGTCGAGCAGCCGCAGCTCTGGGTTGACTACGTCACGCAGCACGAGGTGTTCCGCGGGCTGCGCGCTGTCGCCAAGCTGCCCGACGAGCACGTCTCGGTCTCGCGCGGTGCGCCGCAGCAGACCGGCTGCGCGCTTGCGCGGGTCCAGGAGCAGCACATCGACCTACCACCCGGCCCGGTCTCACAAGGTCTCCTGATGCACGAGGTGGCCCACCTGTGCTCGCCCAAGGGTGCTGCGCATGACCACCGCTACTGCGCAAACTATCTCGTCCTGGTGCGCCACTTCTTTGGCGAACTGGCCGCGACCGACCTGCTAGCCGCGATGCGCCAGACCGGCGCGTTCGCGTAATTTTTAGGCACACTGATTGACACCCGATGACAAGCATGGTATTATCCCAGCTCGCACAAGGACCACACATGACCACCAACACACAACGTCCGACCTTCACCGTCACCGCCCGCGGCGAGGACATCGCCTTCACCAGCGCGTTCGATACCCTGGCCGACGCCTACCACTCGCTCGACGCGCACGCGCAGAAGAGCGACTTCGCGAAGGACCTGCTCGCCGCTGCGAGAGCGCGACGCCTCTCGCCGAAGCAGGCCGCGTGGATCCACAAGCTGGCCTCCGACGGCGCGAAGCCGAAGCAGCAGTCGCAGACCGTCGAGGGGCTCGATCTGTCCGACATCATCGAGCTGTTCGACCGTGCCGCCGAGGCGCAGAAGCGCGCCCCGAAGATCGTCTTCACCGCCCCCGACGGCACGCCGCTGGTCCTCAAGCGGTGCGGCGAGCGCAGCAGGAACCCCGGTGCCGTCAACATCACCGACGACGGTGAATACCCGGACGCGTTCTGGTTCGGTCGCATCAACCGTGACGGCACCGTGTTCGCCTCGCGTGGCTGGAAGCCCGAGGTCGAGTCGGCGCTGTCCGAACTGGCACTCGATCCGGCAAAGGTCGCGTCGCAGCACGGCATCGCTACCGGGCAGTGCTGCTTCTGCAACATCGAGCTGAGCGACAAGCGTAGCCGCGCGGTCGGCTACGGTCCGATCTGCGCCGAGAAGTATGGTCTCCCCTGGGGCGAGGTCAGCGTTGAGTTCGAGGCGCAGGGGCAGGTCGAGAAGCCGACGACGTGCGGCATCCACGGCACGCCCGTCATCAACAAGCGGTGCCCCGACTGCGACAGGTGGCAACTAAACCGATGACACACGAACCTTCCACTCTCACCCCTGCCTACGGCCGCGACTACCGGTCGCGGGCAGAGGTGGCTCACGACCTCGTGGCCGAGCGCGACTTCATCGCGCAGCCCGAGGGCCGCTACATCAACCTGCAACAGATGCGGGATGATGCCACTTTTCTCGTGCGGTTCGGGAAGCTGCGAAAGGTCGCAGTCTTCTCGGTCGCTGATCTCCGCCAGCAGCAACACTAGCCCCCTATGACGACTACCATGACAGAACAACAGACCACTCTCTCGCTGACCCTGCCTGCCGGCACGGCGGCGAAGCTCCTCGCCTACCTAGCCGACGGCTGCCCGTCCGCTGCCGTGCTCGCGTTGCGTGCGGCGAAGGCGAAGGCCGAGGCGAAGCCGAAGCCGAAGGCCGAGGCGAAGGCGAAGGCCGAGGCGAAGCCGAAGCCGAAGGCCGAGGCGAAGGCGAAGCCGAAGGCGAAGGCCGAGGCGAAGCCGAAGGCGAAGGCCGAGGCGAAGGCCGAGGCGAAGCCGAAGGCGAAGCCGAAGGCGAAGGCCCCCGAAGCAACCCCTCCGACACGCGAGGTCCTGACTGAGCTGGCCAAGAGCTGTATGGCGGCGGTCGGGGTGGAGCCCACCCGCGACGTGTTCCGGCAGTTCAAGGCGGCGCGACTGAGCGAGCTGGACGAGCGCAATTACGTGCCGTTCGCTGCCGCGCTCACCAACTTGATGGACGAGGTGACGTCGTGATCACAGAAAAGCAGAGAATCTACGGGCTGCTGCAAAAGTTGTCCGACTCCATGGCTGACCTCTCCGGCCAGCTACAAAAGCACGTCCAGCAGGTCCAAGTGTTGAGCACTAAGGTCACCGCGCTCGAACGGCGCGGCGAGGACGCTTGGCTCGACAAGCCCGCAGACGAAGGGCAGCCCACGCAACGCTCGGCACGCGTCACCGATGCCCTGAAGGAAAGGTTCTTCGATGCCTACAACACCCTGCGGCAGCAGTTCGGAGACAGCGTCACGACCTGGGCCCTCGCGGAGCGCATCCGCACCGCGCTCGGTGTCGACCACTCACAGAACACCATCCACCGGCACCTGATCGCGCTAGGTGCTCCGAAGGACGGCAAGGCGCCTTGCGCACTGCACGCCAAGAACGGTGGTGCCTCGTGAGCCCCCACGCCAAGCTGCCGCCGAGCGCGGCGCACCGCTGGATGAAGTGTCCGGGCTCGGTTGCGCTTCGCGACATTCCGCGCACCGACAGCGTCTACTCGCGCGAGGGCACCTTCGCGCACGAGATCGCTGCCGACCTGCTCAACAACGGCTCCCGCGCGACCTCCGCGGTCGGCCAGACCGACGGCGAGTTCGTCGTCGATGCGGGGATGGCTGCGCACCTTCAGTCCTACCTCGACGCAGTCCGCAGCACCTCCCTGCTGACCGGCGGCACGATGCTTGTCGAGCATCGGGTGGGGCTCACCCCGCAGGTATGGGGCACGGCAGACGCACTGGTCTGGTCGGAGGACGGGACCACGTTGCACGTCTTCGATCTCAAGTTCGGGGCCGGCGTGCCGGTCTACCCGGAGGACAACGCGCAGTTGATGATCTACGCGGTTGCCACGCTTGCGACGTTCCCGCAGGCATGTGACCGGGTGCGCGCTGTTCACCTGCACATCGTTCAGCCGCGCTGCCCCAAGGACGGCGAGGTTCACCGTGAGTGGGTCACCTCGACTGCTGAGCTGGAGAAATTCGCGGCCGACCTGACGTCCGCAGCGAAAGCCACCGAGCAACCTGACGCGCCGCTGCGCGCTGGGGATCACTGCCGGTTCTGCCCTGGCGCACCGACCTGCCCAGCGTTGCGCGAGAGTGCCGTCCAGGCCGCGGTTGACGTCTTCCCGACCGGAGACATAAGCGCACCGGCGGCTCCGCCGTCGCCTGACACGTTCAGCTCGCAGGACCTTGCGAAGATCCTGCAAACCGCGGACACCGTCGAGGTTTGGCTGAAGGCGATCCGGGCGGAGGCCCAGGCCCGCGCCGAGCGGGGCCTTGCCGTCCCCGGCTATAAACTTGTGGAGTCCGTCGGCAACCGCAAATGGATCGACGAGAATGTCGCCGCTGCCGCGATTCGCGGTTCGGGTGGCAACCCCTACACGCAGAAGATCATCTCGCCTGCGCAAGCCGAGAAGCTCCTCGGGCGGGCGGGCAAACCTCTCGTCGCCCCGCTGGTGGTGCGGCCAGTGAGCGGGGTGAAGCTGGTGCCAGAGACCGACAAACGCCCCGCGATCACCGATCGGGCCTCTGTGTTCGGGAGGATTGAATGAGCAACCACCACCTCGACGATGACGACCGCGTAGTGCTGCCGTGCATCCTACTCTTTCTCATCATTGCCCTGTTCCTGTTCGCTTAGTCTGGTAAACTGACGTCTCCTGTTTTTCGTTCCGTAAACTGTTACTTGTTATGACCGACACCAAGAAGATCGAACTCTCTCCCCGCGACGTCGTCACCTCCGAGGTGCGCCTGTCTTTCCCCGCTCTTTTCACCCCGAAGCCGCGCTTCCGTGGTTCGGATAGCGAGACCTATCAGGCTGTGCTCTTGCTGCCCCCCGACACCGACATGACCCCCTTTGACAGCGCGCTCAAGGCTGCGATGATCGAAAAGTTCGGCAAGCCGATCAAGCTTCCGGCAGCGAAGAACCCCGTCAAAGACTGCGCCGAGAAGGGCATCCAAGGCTACGACGAAGGCTGGCACTACATCAACCTGCACAGCCGCCAGCAACCTCCGGTCGTCGACCGTCGCGGCGTGCCTGTGACCGACGAGAGCATGATCTACGCCGGTTGCTGGGTCCGGGCCTATATCAACGCGTTCGCCTGGGACCACCCGAGCGGAGGCAAGGGGGTCTCGTTCGGGCTCAACGCGATCCAGTTCGTGCGCGACGACGATCGCCTCGACGGGCGAGCAACGACCACAGCCGTGTTCGAGCCGCTCGACGACCCCGAGGGGTCCGAGAGCCCCGAAGGATCCGACGGCGACGATCTGTGGGGGTAGGTCGTGCTCCTCGGACTCGACATCGAGACGTTCAGCTCCGCCAAGCTCGATTGGGGGGCTGACGCCTACGCATCGCACCCGTCGACCGGCGTGCATTGCGCGGTGTTCTCGTTGTCGGGAGAACCTAACCAGCACCGGATCTGGCACTGGCTCCCCGGCAGCAAACTGCCCGCCTGGGTGGTGCGGCACATCGAAGCCGGGAAGCCAGTGCTGGCTCACAACGCCTCATTCGAGGCGGCGGTCGTGCAGCATGTTCTCAGCCCTCAGTTCGGCTGGCCTCTGGTCCGAACCAGCCAATGGGTCGACTCGCTATCGATCGCCGCCTCACTAAGTTTGCCGGTCAGCTTGGAAATGCTGGCCAAGACGCTGCATGTTGCAGACCTCAAGGATGAAGAAGGCAGCAAGCTGATGCGGAGGCTCGCGAACGCTAACGTCGAGCCGACACCGGCCGAGCTGCAACGCCTGCTGCTCTACTGCGAGAACGACGTCAGGGCGATGCTCGCCTGCTACCGGCGCATGCCGAAGCCGCCGGCCATCGAGGTCGACATCATGAACGAGGACCGCGAGATCAACGCTCGGGGGGTCTACTTGGATCGCCGGTTTGCGGCGGCCATGCGCCGCATGGCGACCCGGCGCGAACACCAAATCATTCGCCGAGTCTTCGACCTCACGAACGACCTGCTGAGCACGGCCGCCCAGCCCGTAAAGCGCTGGTTGCAGGACCGCGGGGTCGAGCTGCCGATGGCAAAGCGGAAGCGCGGCGACGGCACCGTTGAGACAACCCCGACACTCGACCGTGCGGCCATGGCCCAGATGCTCGCCGACCCGGACCTGGACCCGAAGGTTCGAGATCTGCTCTCCGCCCGCAGCGAGGCTAGCCGGGCTACCTCACTAGCTAAGCTCGGTCGGGTCGACGCCATGGTGGGGCCGGACGGGCGCCTGCGGTGGGCCATGCGCTACTGCGGGGCCCACACGGGCCGGTGGAGTAGCAAAGGCTACCAGCTGCACAACCAGCCCCAGAGCCGCTTGGGGGGCCTCGCCGAGCCGCTCAGAACCGCCGTGCTGGGCGAGGACCTACAGGCAGCGCTAAAGACGGCGCCGGACCTGATGGCTGGGCTGAGCCAGCTCCTACGCTCTGTGGTCGCCGCAGCGCCCGGCCACGAGCTGATCGGCGGAGACTACTCCGCGGTCGAGGCGAGGATCTTGGCGTGGCTGGCGGGCCAGGAGGACGTCCTGGCGGTGTTCGCAGACGGCCGTGATATCTACGTCGAGGATGCCGCAAATATCGGCTCCGACAACCGGCAGCTCGGGAAGGTCCAGCGGCTCGCGCTAGGCTATGGCATGGGCGCGATCAAGTTCAGGGACACCGCCGCCGACTACGGCGTCGCGCTCGACCTCAAGCAGGCCCGCGAAATCCAACAACGGTGGCGCAAAGCGAACCCCGCGATCGTCCAATTCTGGCGGGCCTTGCAGGATGCGGCAGCCGAAGCCGTGCATCATCGCGGCACCGAGGTCGAGGTCGGCCGAGTCACGCTAGTCGCCGGCAAGCGATGTCTGCGCATTCGCCTACCCTCCGGCCGGTGTCTGCACTACTGGGGCCCGCGGCAACGCGACGTCATCCGCAAGATCGAGACCGTCGACCCTGCCGGCAACATCGTCGCGGAGGAGGTGCAGATGCGAGAGCTGCAATTCCTCACCGGGGGCGGCGGAGGCATGCGGCAACAGAGCACCTACGGGGGCAAGCTCGCGGAAAACGTCACGCAAGCCGTCGCGCGCGATCTGCTCGGTGCTGCGATGTTGCGCTTCCGCGGCTCGCACTACCGAACGGTCATGCACGTCCACGATTCGATCGTCTCGGAGGTCGAAGCCGGCACCGGCTCAGTCAGCGAATTTTGCGCGGTCATGGCGACCAACCCGGACTGGGCGGACGGCTTGCCGACCGAGGTCGAAGGGTATCGCAGTAGACATTTCCGAGGCTGACACCTAAAGTAAACACATGCCCAAAACACAGCAAACCTTCACCGATTTGGTCGCCCGAGTCCGCGCAGCGCGTCAACCGGGCGAGCGACCTATACCCTACCGTCTCGTAGCCGAGCGGTGCGGCATCAGCCGACAGCACCTCTATCACCTGATGGGTGGGTCGCAGACCGCGAGCACATGGGTCGAGGAGCGGGTCGCTGCCGGCCTTGACGTCTCGCTGCGCACTGTGCAACGTGCGCTCAAGGCGAGCCGGGAGGCCGCGCAGTGAGTTCTTCGATCCTCGACGTCGCGAAGACCCTCGTCAACGGAGACCGCCAGCATGCCTACGGGGTGCCGGAGGTCAACCACGAGCGCACGGCAGAGCTGTGGTCGGCCTACCTCGGGCCCGACTACCACCTCACCGCGCACGACGTCTGTATGCTGAACATCCTGCAAAAGGTCAGCCGGCTCGCCCACGCGCCGACACGCGACGGGCACGTCGATATCGCCGGCTACGCAGAGAACGCCGAGCGGTGTGCCGCGGCTAACCAGGACTAGGTCAGCGGGCCTCCTCCGCGCGTTGCTCCTCGCTGAGCACCCCGGTGATATACGCACGCATGTCATCGAACGAATCAGGTGCCCCGACCGCAGCCCCAACCCCGACCTGCTTGCCGACCGGCGGTAGTCCGAGGAGCAGGCCGACACCAGAGGTGACATCGCGGACGTTGCGGCTTGTCAACTCCTCGCCACTCGTTACCCGCCTAAGCGCGCGAGCGGAGCCGAGGCCAACGCGTTCGATCAGCGAGATCGCAGGGGTGCTCGTCATGCGATCATTCCAGACCTTGTCGTCGAACCACCCGATCGCAGGGTTGATCGCGTTCGGGCCGAGGAGCGGGACCTCGGCGGCAAGCGAACGTAGATGGCCGAGCAGCACGACGTCCACGAACGCGTCGTCGAGCAGAGAACCATCTTCGTCCTCGTCGTCGAGCTGGCCGCGCATAGCTTGGGTCATCAGCTCGCTGCCTATCATCGGGATCAGGAACGTGAAGATATACATGTGCATCGCGACACCAGCTTTCTCCCACCCTTGCGCGCGTGCGATGCGGGTGAACTCGTCAGCTTGCAGGTTGGCCATGGTGTTGAACCACCCCGCGAACTGCGAGAAGATCTTCACGAACGGTGTGCCTTCTTCAAAGCCCGCGACGTCGGTCGGATCGAACGAGTGCTGCGTCATGCGGACCGTCGCGTCGGCGTGTCGGATCGCTTCGCGTTGCGCGGTCTCGTTGCTCACGTCACGCGTCGCCTCGTTGAGCTTCTGCTCGTAAGCCGCGCCCCAGACGATCGCGTCGACCCAATTCTGCACTGCCGTTTGGAGGAAGTAGGCGTGCTGCCGCGTCCAAGCTCGCGCCTTCGCGAACTTTGACCGGTTCTGCATCAGGTCGTTGATGCGCTCGACGCTGTCGAAGATTTGATTCTTCTGGCGCGGCGCCATCATGCCCGGCGACATTCGGGCGATCTCGGCGTAGCGGGTCTTGCGGCCCCCGATTACGCCCCAGAGAGACTTGAGCAGGTAGCGCGGCTTGATCCGAGCCGCCGCCACCGCGATTTGCAGAAACTGCTGCGCGGCGTTGACGACGTTGGCCATCATCAAGGTCATGCCTGCGACAGAGCGTGCATTGCGCCAGAAAATGTCGACATCTGGGTCCTTGCCGGCGCGCGTTGCGGACTGCGACGCGGTGCGCTGCAACCACGGTAGGATCATCCCATTCCACGCACCGGGCGACGTCGCCTCGATCGAGTCTGCAACCGCTTCGTGCTTGCCGAGCCGTTCGGCGGCGCGGACTGCGGGTTGCAAGTGGGCGAATCGCAGCACGTCATCGATGTGCGAGGGCACAAGGTCGAGATCGAGCAGTAGACGCTCGGCGAACTTCTTGGCGCGACCTTTCGTGAACCCGCGACCGGTGGTCGCGAACTGTTGACGGTAGTCGGCCTCCAGGTCCTTGAGGTCTTGCAAGCGGCCGGCAGAGCGCGCGGTCTTGTCGAGCTTCGCGGGCATGTAGCCGCCGCGGTAGGTGCCGACACCGGGGATGTTGACCTCGGTCGCGGTGACCTCTTCAAATCGGTGTCCGAGCAGCTCCTTGTGCGCGCTCTGCGCGAGCGGCTTCAGCTCATCGTTCATGTCCCACACAGCTTGCACGAAGTCCATCACATCGGTGGTGATGAAGCCCTCCTCGACCATCTGCGCAACAAACGAATCCCACTGCGAAGTGTCGAAGTCGTTCGCCGCGTCCTTGACGTCGTCGAACACACGGCCCCACTTGTGACCGACGATAAGGCGGCGCAGGTTCCCCCGGTTACCGGTGTGTAGCAGAGCAGCGATCAGCTCCGCGTGCCCGAACCCACCGTTGCCCTGACCGAAGGTCCACAGCAGCTTCTTACCGTCCTCGGTGCGGAACTCGATCTTGCCCATCTTCAACTTGGGTCGCAGGTCTCTCACCATCTTCTCGATTCGCTTGGTGTAAGCCGTGCGATCGACCATGTAGCGCTCGACGGCTTCGCGGATCGGTTGCCAGAACAGCTTCGTGAACCAGCCGGTCTTCGCACCGTCCTTGCGGTAGAACCAGTTTTCGGGGCGCACCGCTTTCAGCAGCATGCTGCGCGCCTTGTCTTTGACCTTCTCCCATCCATGCAGCTGCCCGGTCATCTCGATCGCCTTCACCGGGTTCTCCGCGTCCTGTTCGAGGAGCAGCTTCGCGGCGTCGTCAAGCTCCATCTTCTTACCGTCCAGCTCGAACTTCCGCTCAGCACGAGCAAGAGCCCACAACCCGCCGACTGTCTCGCGAAGCTCGCGGAACTCCTCGACGGTCAGGTCTCTCCAATCCTTGACCGGAGAACCGCGCTTCTCAGCCTCCGCTCGCCAGTCTCTCGCTCTGTCGAACATCGGTTGCAGCTTGTCGAGCAGCTGCGGGTTGTGGTCCCTGACCGCGGTGAGGTAGGAGCTGGCGTCACGATCACCGGGTTGCAGCCCGAAGCTCGCAACCAGCGAGCGAGCGATTGCGATGTAGTCGATCTCATAGCGCGGCGCGAGTTTCGCGTCGCTGCGGAACAGCTTGCGGAACTCCTTCTGTGCTCGGTCGACCTCGGCGCGCACCGCGACCGCTTCGCGCGCCATCTCCGTGGCGAGCAGCTCGCGGCGTTTGAGGCTCGCGGCCAAGGCCAGCTCACCCTTGACGAACGCACGCTGCGCTTCGCGCCGGTAGCGTGCCTTTTCCAGCGAGTGGTCATGCGGGCGGACCGCCCCGACGAGCTTGTCAGCGATGAGGTTCTTCGCGTGCGTGCGAGCAGCGCGCACTATGACTCTCACCGGGCGGGTGAGCTTGTCAAAGAACCTTAGCTCCGCGGCGACGACCTTGGATCGGCTCTCGCCGTGCAGAACCTCTTCGATCTTGCGCCGCATCTTGTCCTCGTCGAGCAGGTCGCTGTGCTCTTCGAGCATGCGACGGTCGGAGCGTTGACGGACGACCTCTTCCAAAGGGGCCGCTGCGATCAGCTCCTTGATCATCTCCGCGCCCGAGGAGTAGTTGAGAAGCTCAGCGACGCGATCTGGGTGCCACCCGTCTGGCGAGGTCATACCTCTGAGATCTCGGCGCAGGTCGGCGTCAGGAATGTCGGCTTCGAGCAACCGCTTCGTCTCGGCGGTGTTGAGCTTCGGAATCAACGCGGGCTCGACCGTGCCGTCCGGCGCGACGTGCTCGGCGCGTAGCAGGACGCGACGGGCCTGATACACCCGCTCCTGCTCAACCTCCCTGCGCTCCTCGTTCTCGACGGTCTTGCGGATCGTCCTGGTCTGCGCCTGGACCTTCTTCAGCAACCGCCCGGTGGCGTCGCCCATCCACTTCGCGGCGGCGATACTGGCGCGCGTCAGCCCGTTGATCGCATCCTCGGTGGCAGCATCCTGGTTGAGTTGCAACTCCGCCCAGTCCAGGTCGGACATACCCTCGGGCTGTGTCCGAAACATCGGGTCCATCGAGCGCTCCGCCTGAACCGCCAGGATAGCGTTTTCAGAGGCCAGCATTCGATCGAACACACCCCGGACTTCTGGGGTCAGCGCTGGGAGGTCGACCCCGAACTCTTCCTTGTAAGCCTTGTTGAGGACCCTCACGACGTGTCCGTAGGCTCGACGAAACCAGCGAGTAATCGCTCGAAACACCGACTCCAGCTCAAGGCTCGGGGCTTGCCCCTTGTGCAACCAAAGCTCCCAGTTGTAGGCGAAAGACTCCCAGTGCCGGCGCTGTCCTTCGCGACCGAGCGCGTCCCACGCGACGAGCTGGGCATCGAGCGTCTCACCGGCGATGCCGAACCAGTTGAGCGCGGCGCGTGCGTCAGCCTTCAGCTGTGGGTTGGCGTTCGGCATCATCGCCGTCTTGAACAGCATGCTCATGTAGTGGTGCGACATCTCATGCAGCCACGTCGTCGCGTCGCGCTCCTTCAGGAACCACGCTGTGCTGACGTCAGGCTCGTAGCGCCCGCGAGGGTCCGGCCGTGGGCCGGCGCGCAGAACGCTCGGGTCGTTCGGATCGAACGTGCCGCGATTGTTGACGCTCTTGATCTGCTCGGGATCGAAGGCAATGTAGACGTTCCCTGAGCCTTCCCAGTTACTGATGATCGCTCCGTCGTGCCCTTCAGATTCTTTCTCCCGTAGATATTCCCCCAAGGCCTTATCCGCCTTGTAGCCATCAAGGTCACCCACCACATCGCTGGGATCTTGGATTACGACCGGGCTCTGAAGGGACAGATAAAACTCCCGAGGATCACCGAAGGACTGCGCGTGCTCACGGTCCGATGTAAACCAATTGCCCGGCACAAACTCGCCGGGCTCGAAGACATCAAACTCCTCAGTAGCGCCATGGAAGACAACCAATGGCTTACCCGTGGCCACGTCGACCACCTTGCTCTCGCCAAACCACTTGATGAACTCCGGTGAGCCCGTGTCCGTCACCCCTGAGATCGGTGTCGGCCGCTTCGAGCCCCCCTCATCGAATTGTCGGGGGGCTCGCTGCTCAGCACTGGATCGTTCGAGGTCTGCGATCCCGTCGGCGTCGTATCGGGCGAGGATGTCGTCGAACTCTGCTTGCCGACCGCGAACCCACGCGAGTAGATCGGGTCGTCCGCGGAAGCTTTCCGCAAGCGCACCACCCGCTTGGTCTTCTTGCCAGTCATGAGTCTGTCCGTATTCGCCTTGCGTCCAAATATCGACGAGGTCGATCAGCCCGACCGCGTCTGCGTCCTGCGCACCGAGCGACTCGATCGCTGACAGGAACTCCTCGTCAGTGCGAGCGAAAGGCAGCTTGGTCCCATCGTCGCGGAAGTTGACGACGGTGATCTCGTTGTCCGCGGTGCGCGTGAAATCCTGCCCAGGCAGATGCTGTTGCAGGGCGCCCAAGATTGTAGCCAATCGTGCGCCGTCGAGCACCCCTCCAAAGCGCATTACGACGGCGCGAGCGAGGTCACCACCACGGACCTCGACCCCAGGCCCCATGCTATCGGCGAATGCCTGCGCCTTAGCCTGCGTCTCGAATCGACCCTTCGGCACCAGACGCCCGGTGTCCGATCGCACGACGCGGAACATCTGCGCCTGCTTCCTGGCCTTGGACCGCAGCGGCAGGTTGTCCGGCCGGAACCACGGCACCGCTGCCTGACGCGTGATGAATTGGATCGCTCGCGCGTAGAGCCGGACCTGCTCGGTGGTGAAGGTCTCGGCACCCTTCTCCTTCGCCGGCAACAGGTGCGCCAGCACGTTCGGGTTGACTTTACCCTCGAACGTGCCGAAGCCTTGTTGCGAGAACGCGAGGTGGACACCGAGCATCGCCGCCAGCAGGTCGTTGCCGTTCTCGTCCACGAGTAGCTGCGCGATCTCGGCGGTGAACTGCTCGCGCACCCTCGACGACGCGGCGTTGATCGCAGCACCGACCTCCTTGGCGGGCACAGCCTCCCAGGTCACGATCTGGCCGAGACGCTCGAACTCGGTCGCGAAGCTGCGCGCGTTCTCTTCGACGTAGCCGCGCACCTCCTCGCTCGTCGGCTTCATTGCGAAGCTGCGCCAGTTCGCGTAGTGCTTGTCGTGCTCGGCGCTGCTGTCCTTCGGGTAGACCAGCGTCGTCTTGCCGCGCTTGGTGGTCTTCTCGGTGATCAGCCCCTCGCGCCTGCTCTTGCGAACGGTCTGCTCGCGCACCTCCTTCATGTTGTAGCGCGACTGCATCGCGGTCCACAACGCCGCTTGCACCTGATGCGGCAACCACGGTGCCGCGCCCGGTTCGAGCTTCGCGTTCAGCTCCGCGGTGAGCCGGCGCACTTCACCCTCGGCGAACGAATACTTGCCAGAGCCCTTGTCGTCGCTACCCGCCTCCTTGACGTAGCCGAAGACGCGATACATCCAGATGTCGACCGTGACCGGCTGGCCCATCTCCTCGACGAACTCAGGATCGAGCCCGAGCTGCTCGGCGGCTTCGGGCCGGAGCACGAGCAGCTCGTGCATCAGGTTGCGATAGAAGCTGGTGATCTTGCGACCCTGCACGGTCGACGTGCTCGCCCACCGCTTGTCCCGGTAGAGCAGATCCTTCGCCTTCTTGTCAGCGGTGCCGAGCCCAATCTGGAAGTCCTCCTCCTTGACGCCGCGCTTCCATGCGGTGTAAGCCTTGATCGCGGAGATCGTGTTCGTCCAGACCACAGCGTTCGGAGAGTAGATCGCGATCAGCTGGATCAGACGTTGCGCTTCGACGAGGTCACCCTGCACGATGCGCAGCACCTCGCGCGTCGATTCCTCATACCAGAAGCGTCCGGCCTCACCTTCGCTGAGCAGCTGGCGCGCGAGGCGGCGCATCGCGTTCAGCGACTTGCGATCGGTGACATGCTCGGGGGCGCCCTTGATCTTGCCGGTGCTCGTGACCTCGGGCTCGTGCTTGAGCCACTGCTTGTCGCCTTCGAGCTGAAGCTGCGGCTTGTCTCGTCCAAACCGTAAAATCAGCGAATACTTCGGCCTATCCGCGGTGCGCCCCGCTGGCTTCCCGATGCGCTCTTCGTAGGTGAACGTCCGACGCTTCTCGACGTTGCGCGCCTCGACCTCGCCAGCGAGCCTGTGGTAGGCGTCGTAGGCATCGGGGTTCTTGGCTTTCATCAATGCATGGACCAGACGTGTCGCTGCCTCGCCGTGCTTGAGAAACTCTTGATGCGCGTCGCGCTTGGCCAACGCGATTGCCACACTGTCGCCGCTGGCGCTGGGGTCCTGCTTCGACAGTGCAACAGCGTCGGTGAACACCTTCTTTGCGCGCAGGTAGCTCTCGTAGCTGGCGACCAGCTTTGGGTTCTTCTTGCGCGCTACGTCAACCACCCTCTTGGTGTCGCGTTTGGCGATTGCTTCCAGCATGTCGGGACTGAACCCGCGAGGGCTACCTCCACTGGCGAACCCTTCAAACTCTTGAATGACGTGCTGGATCTCGTGCAGCAGCGTCGAGGTCAGCTCGGAAATAGTGTTTTTCCGAGCATGGACGTTGAGCCCGATCGATATATCAGGAGCCGGCATTGCGAACCCGAGCGAGGTCGGAGAGCCTGAATACAGCATGACCGGTATATCCCGCAGATGCGGGTAGGCGGCGAACAGCGCGCTGTGATCGAGTAACTCTCCGAGTGGCAGCGCGGGCTTTGTGCTTGCTTTCCTCGGGCGGCGCCACGCGTTAGCAAGCGCTTCGTCCCTGATCTCGGCGTTCCGGTCGCTGATCTCGTAGCGCCACTTGCCGTCGGGACCAATGAACCATCCAGTTTCTTCGAGGATCTTCTTCTTGGAGGCGCCCTCGCGCTGCAAGCGCTGCGCAATCGAGAAATCGAACAAGTTCGACGTCTGAGCCTTTATCCCAGCGAACTGCTCTAGCGTCCGCGCCTCGCCCGGCTGCGCGCCCTGCTGGACTCCCTGCTGCGCGCCCTGCTGGTCGACCTGCACATGCAACCGGTGCTGTTTAGCAAACTCCTCGGGCGTGGTGTTGAGTCGGGCGGCCTGCGTCTCGACCCACATGCGGTAGATCTTTGCGATGTAGCGCGATTCCTCGTCGGTGCGTTTGGTGTCCTTTTGCACCTCGGCGAGGAAGTCCGTCTCGACGCGGGTCGATTGCTGATCCCAGTCCGCGACCAGGGCGGCCCGCCCAGCCACCATGCGCTGCGATTCCTCGCGGTTCTTCTCCCGCTCCTTCAACCACTCGTCGGATCGATTCTGACTGAAGCCGTCTTTCTGTAGGCGGATGTCCCCCCTGATCGCCGGGTAGAGCTTCGTCGGCGCGACGTGCGCGGCGAACTCACCCATCGGGATCACGACGTCGTCGGTCGGCTCTGCTCCTTCGAGCTGCTTCGCGACGCCCGGCATGTCGGTCGCAAGCTGCTGCAAGCTATGCCCGGATGCCTCCAGGCCGCGCCGCAGGTCACCGGCCTCGACGTAAACCTCCTTGGTCTTCTCACCGACCATGCCCGCAACGGCCTGCGCGTAGGTTGGCGCGTCACGTTCGCGCGTCTTTGAAGCCTCACCGGCCTTGGCGAGGCGATCGAACATTTCGGTCGCGCGCTTCGCTTGGTGAACCTTCTTCCGTTCGGCTGAGTATTGGATCGCCGGACCAGGAATGCCGATCCACGCCATACCTTGGAACGCGTGCCACATTTCGTCGGCGACGTCACCCATAAACTCACCGAAGCTCTGTGGTCCGATGTCCGCCCCAGCGAGCGCGCCGGCCCACAGCTCGCTCAACTCCATGAGACCGCGCTGCGCACCTTCGGTTGCAGTCTCGGTGCCGACCGTCACGAGGTATTGCTTCGTAAGATCCGAGAACAAACGCGCCGTCGTCTCCCGGTCGAGACCTTTGCGGAACATCTTGCTGACCGCAGGGATCTTAGTCATCGCGCGAGCTGCGCCGACGAAAGGCTTGCCGAACACACGGAAGCTAACGGCGTCAAGCGCACCGGCCGGTAGTGCGAGCAGACCTGCGGTGCGCTTCGCGATCTCGTGCGCTTCGTCCTGCGGCACACCCTCCTCGATCAGCTGTAGGTAGGTGTCCTCGTATTGGTGGCCGAACTGCACGATCGCGCTGTGCGTGGCCACCGTGGCGAGGGCGGCGGCGGGACCGACGACAGGCGCCGCCGGCCCCGACACCGCGGACCCGGTGAACCCGGCTGCCGCCGAGAGGATCGCGGGCTGGAGATATTGACCAGCAAGCTGCACCGCGTGTCCGAGCCCCAGGAGGCTCGGGCTCGACGCGAAGTTCTCTTGTAGACGATTGAGCTGCGCGAGCCGATCCTGGTCCTGGGGGCTCAGCTTGTGGAGCCCGCCGAGGAAAGCCCCCTTCATCTTGAGGATGCCGGCGTCGTTCGTCGCGGTGCCCGAGTGCCACCACGCCCCGAGCGTGTCGAGCGCACCGACCGTGGTGCGGAAGTTCCCCAGGTCGTCCAGCATCATGGTCGCGCGAGGCACGTCCTGCATGCTGGTCATAAAGTTGGGATAGCGCGTCAGCAACTCACGCAGCTCCAGACGCTGCTCCAGCTCGTCGAGCTTGTCCGGGTCCGTAGGCAGCTGGTAGCGCGGCACGCGCATCTGGCGCGACAGCCGCGCCAGACGTCCAGCGTTGTCGGGTGCGACACCAGACTCCTTCGCTGCACGAAAGACGTTGTAGGACGACGAAGCGAGCTGCTCACGCCGCTTGCGCGCATAATCGTCCAGCCACTCTTGGCTGCCGATCAGCGGGCCGCCCGGTGCCGGTGGAGGGGCGCCGTTAGCGGTCACTTCGCCCCCTCAAAAAGTCCGCCAACCCAACGTGTTCCTGGCCCGTAGAGCCCGCTGTCAAACTCTTTTACGGCCTGCTTGGCGCGGCCACGCAGGTCAATCAGACCGAAGGCTTCGATCTCGTCGGCATACTTCTTGTTGATCCTGTCCCAAGCGGCATCCTCGGCGTCGCGCTTCAGCTCCTTGTCGTCCATCGGGAAGAGCACCGCGTGTGGAATCGGGAGGAGTTTGAGGAGATCGCCGTTCTCCTTGCGGACCACCAGGTGGTCCGCCTCTTTCTGCCAGCTGGCCTTCGGGTGCTTCGCATCGACCTTCGCCTTCAGCTGCGCGACACGCTCCTCGTGCCAAGCACGGGTGCTATGGTAGCCCGCGATGCCTTTGGCTACGAGTCGCTGATATTCCTCGGAAGCCTTTTGGAGGAGCTTGGCCTTCCGCAGCTCGATGTGTGCTTCGTAGGCTTCCTGTGCCGACTTCAGGCTGAGCCCATGCTCTGCGATGGCGGTCGCGAGCACCCGCATGACCTCGGGATGCGACGAGTCTGAGTTAGCTCGACGCAAGGCATCACGCGCCGTCTCGTATTGCGGCACCGCGGATTCGACCTTCTGCAACACCTCGCCGGTAGCCGGGTCCTGGTGTGTCACAGTGCTCTCACCCTTGGGCAGCCCCTCGATAACTGCGAGCCCATCTGCGAGGGAGTTCGGATCGGTATCTGTTGCAGCGAGCGCGTCGAAATCAGGCAGCCCGGTGTTTTTGTCACGGAACTTTGCAAACGGTTGCCCAACGTCAAAGTCTTCGGGCAGCACCGCCGACACGTTCTTCTGGTCCTCCGATCTGAAGTAGTGAACCATCTCCTTCTTCTCGGCGGCGGTCATCATGACGACCGGCATCCACACACCGCCGACCACCGCGCCGCGGTTCCAGACTTCCGTGATGACGGCGTCCAGCTCCGACTGCGTGACCTTGCCAGGGTCGATGCCGACACCTTTGTCGAGCGCAGCGAACTCTCGATTGACTG